TGGGAAAGTGCAAACCCCTAGTCGGATAGAAAATAAAATCTGTTGTCCGTGGTTGGTTTGGTCTTCCAAACTCGTTGCTTCTCCCATTCTGTGCGAATGTGTGGCGAAAGAACCTTTGAAATGAGGTCTTCCATGTGAGGGAAAGCTTGCAAATCGATGGTGCCGTGTTGATCTAGCATCCTAAGCCAATTTGCTCGTTTGTAAAACCGAATGTTCGGGCGGTTTCCTTTCTTTTGTAGTTTGAGAAATGCATACTTTGAGAATTCATAAAATTCGCGGTTGGTACCGCAACTTGCATAAGCGAGTCCAATAAGTACAGTCATCTGTCGGTCGTAATCATTAAATAGTGATTCCGGGAAAAGAAGGTGCCTGAGTAAGTCTTCAGTTGTTCGAAAAGGTATCCCGTCAATGTGATAGTATCCTAAGACAGTATGTCTTTGGATTGACTCGGAAAATTTGCTCTTCTTGAGATTGACTTTGCCGTTAAAGTAATAGGCTGCGCATTCCTTAAATGTGTCAAGGAATCGATGTCCGTATACGGCTGCTAGTCGTTCGAAAAAGGCTGTGATTGAGTCATCACCTTGTATAAGCATCCAGAAACTTTCGTTGCGAATGTTAACTCCCATAGCCGAGAGGCATGTTAGTAACATAATTGAATTGCCGAAAGTATCCATAAGCTGGGTCTCCTGATATCCTGATCCAAACCCATTTCTAATCCACTTCCATAGTGAACCATCGGGTAGTAAGATAGGCGTGTGTTTGATAGAGTGAGTCATCCATGTCCATAATCGTTCGATTCTGGTCGGATCTGTTTTTGATCTCTCTCCATTGTAAAACACTGTTTCTTCGTAGTGCGAAAAGTCGAAATAAGATCTCCAGACTTTGTGGACGTCGTCCATTACTTCGAAGAGTAAACGCTTGTCAAACTGACTCCAATCGAGTGTTAGAAATGAGGTAGCGATACCGTTTGCTGAAGCTTCTGTGATGATCTTCTTCCATCCTCCACGCATGATCTCTCGTCCCCAAAACAAGCATCCGTCTTCCGGATTGTTTTGATAAATGTGCTGTAGCACCCAAATGAACATAAGTTCCGCAAAAAGTAGCAACCAAGTTGCTCCAAATACGGCCCTGATTTTGTCGGGTTCATCTGCTGCGACAACATGTGATCTGGCATGTAACGTGTTGTGATAGTAAGCCTGAGGCTGACCGTTAGTCCAGAAAGGTTCAAGTCCATCTTTGATCAAATGGATTTGAAATCTGTTGTAGGCGAGTAACTCTGGATAGAGATTGTGTTTAGAGCGAGAAACGTCAGTGATAATGCCATGTTTCATTTTAAGGGCAAGCCACTTGTCGACGTCAATGTCTTCGGAGTAGTTGAATCTCCATTTTCTCCACCTGAGTAGTGATCGATAATCGTTGAACAAGTTCTTCCAATTCTCTTCAAGTCCTTGTGAGACTCGGGGAGCTTCGGATTCAA